ACCAAGTACGATTCCGAATTGGTTAAGCTCGATTCTTTTATTGAAATGCGCCAAATGAAGGCCGCCGCAACTGCGCGAATGGCTCAAAGTGGACAGAGTAGCCAAAGCGAAGCCCGCGAATTTGAAAGCGTAGCCAAGCAATACAGCTTGAGCCGTGCCATTTCAAGCGTAAGCAATGGCCGCAACCTGTTGGGTGCAGAATTGGAATTCGCTCAGGAAGCGCAGAACGAAATGCGTTCTTGCGGTGTGGATATGCGTGGACAAGTGGGCATCCCATCCAAGTATATGCAGCGTACCGCCGATGACTTTTTGGCTGGCACAATTGGAACACCTGGAAACGGCGGCGGATTTGTCCCCACAATTTCCGGAAATGCAATTGATGGCCTTCGCGCTCCAAATATGATGGAGCAGCTTGGGGTGCAATTTATCCAAGCTAACGGAAACCTTGAGTTCCCGCGCGTTAAGAGTAACGCTATTGCTGGGGTTGGAACAGAGGTAGCAACCGCTACGGATTCAACTTTGGACCTTGACACGGTGAGCCTTACCCCTCAGCGCGTGAACAATACGACTACTTATTCCAAGCAATTATTGCTCCAAGGAGGAAGCCAAGTCGATGCCTTAATCACCCGCGAATTGGTTGCAGGGGTAAACACCAAGATGGACACGGCGGCCTTTAAAGCCATCACCGATGACGCGGTAGCAGGAACACCGGAGGTTAACGTAGATGCTACAGCTTCAGCCATTACCAATACCATCGTAAACAACTTGGAAAAGCTTGTTTTGGAGGATGGCGCGGATCTTGCCGGGGTGCGGTACGTGGTTACGCCCGCTGTGTTTACGCAATTGCGTAGCCTTGTTGCTGTTGCGGATATTAGCGCAATGCTACAGGATATGATGATGAATGGCCACATCGTTATGGCTACTCCAAACTTGGTGACTAGCGGAAGTTCACACTTTGCAATTTGCGGTAATTTTGCCCAAGGTTGCATCGGATCCAGGTTCGGGGGCCTCGACGTTTTGGTTGATCCTTTCAGCAGTGCCGCCACGGCCCAAACAAATCTCTATGTGACCCAATTTTGGGACTTTGGGATTCGTCAAGGAAAGGCTTTGGCTGTTGCTCCTGCGCTTACTGCATAATAAAAAGCAGTCGAATACAATAGAAAGGGGCCGCGTAACAGCGGCCCTTTTTTATTTTAGCAGAATGCAAGTCACTTACAGCGGTAGCGCGAACTTGGACAATATCATAACACTTTCAGAATTGAAAGGGTTTCTAAGGGTGGAGAATACCGCCGAGGACACATTTATAACGGCACTAAGGGCAGCGGCGGTAACTTGGGTGGAGGATTACTGCAATACTCGATTGGGTAGCTATACGGCCACCTTTCGGATGGACAATTTTTTTAATAGTTCCTTTCCTGTTGGCCCTCTTACAGCTTTGGCACACGTCAAGTACGACAATAGCGCAGGAGTGGAAACAACTTTACCCGCCGGAAACTATTATTACGACATCGACAGCCAACCCGCGCGAATTGGATTTGAAAGCCCCCCGACGGTGGAAGATTTTAATTTGGGCGGCGTAAGGATTGAGACTACGGCGGGATGGGCAGATACTGCAATTCCGGAACCATTCACCCAATCCATTCGGATGTTGGTGGGCCATTGGTACGAACACAGAACAGCGGTTACACAAAGCGGGGCCATCCCGCGCAGCTTGGCTCTTGGCGTTAATGCCCTACTTTCTCCATTGCGTTATATCGCTGTCGTATGAAGTTTGGAAAATTAGACCGTCGGATAAGGTTCCTGAAAAGGTCGCCGACACAAAACCCCTACGGGGATCCGGTTCCGGCATGGAACAATTTAGACGCGGCTGATAGCAGTTTAGGCGAAGTTTGGGCGGAGGTGATTTTTCCAGGAAGCCCAAAGGAAACGCCGCAAGCGTATGGCATATTCCCGGAACGCCATATAACGTTTAACATTCGCGACCCACGCGGATCCTTTACCATCCTCGATAATTTCCGAGTTGACTATAGCGGTGAGGATTATGACGTTATAGGCATTCAAGAAATTGGAAGGCTTGACGGCTTAAGAGTATTCTGTAAGAGAGTCCAAACGGATTAAAATGGGCTATTACAAGAAACTAAGTAGCGAAGGGCGGCGCAGATATTCCAGCAGCGAAAGGAAATTAAACAAGCCTCAAAATTCAGGCAATGCGGTAGATATTAATCTAACCGTTGACATAGAAAAAATGGTTTTGGAGTTCCAAAGGATTGGGAACTATAAGAGCTTAAAGAGAAACGCTGTTAAGGCCATACATACTAAAGTTGCCCAAAGCGGTGCGCGGTCAATGCGTAAGGCGGTTGTGGACTACCCGCGAACTATTGAGGTTCGAAGATCCGGAAGGTTTGGCGGAAAGGCTGGCCCGGACATTGATATAACACCCGGAACCCTTAGCCGCTCAATTGCGCCTATTGACCCCGGCAACGGAACCAATATGTGGCTTGGCCCAAGGTCGAGCGCGGTTAATGATGGAGTTAGGGCGGGCAGCACTAAAGATGGATGGTTCGCCCACATTGTAGACGCGGGCGACCAATACTTGGGACCAGGAGTAAACAAAAATTTCTTTAATAGGGGATTGGCTAAGGGCCGGACCAATATGGAGCGGGCTTTACGGCGTAACCATGCCAAGGCTTTAAATAAACACGTCACAAAATGAATGTAGGAAAAGCCATTTTCAATATCCTTAGCACCAACGCGGCAGTTAGTGAATTTGTCGGTTCTAGAATTTACCCGGAGATGGCTCCGGAGGAAGTAGAAACGCCGTTTATCGTTTACAGCATTTTAAGCATTGAACCCGCAGACACAAAAAACGCAACAAGCGAAGTAGATACAAGCCAACTCGAAACGTATTGCGTAGGTGAAAACTACTCTGACGTAATGGACGTAACTGAGGCGGTACGGGCGGCCTTGGACAGAAATGGAGGCAACTTTAACGGGATTCCAATCCAATCCATTCAATACTTAAGTGCAGACACTGAGTTTAACGCTACTCGCCGCGTCTATATCGCCCAACAAAGGTTTAACGTTAGGCAGCTTCGAACAGGCTTGGCCCCATCCATTAACCTCATCGGCCCCAATCCCATAACCGTGGGAGATGGAGCAAGCGTAAGTGGATTGGTTGACACAATTAACTTCAGTCCTACAAGCGTAAGCGTAAGCGATAACACCGCCATTGTTTCCATTACTCAGGTTGGCCAAAAGACGGAGTTCCGACAACAAGTTATTGAAAGTCAATATTTGACGGGCGGCGCGTCAGAAATTGACATTAATGGAACTACGGCGGTAAACATTCCGTTTAGTTCGCGCACTATCCAAGTCGGAGATAGGATTGTAGAAACCGGATCTGCGGGCAGCGGTGTAATTGGTTTGTTGGATGCTGGCTTGTATGAAATTAAGTTAATGGTTACCGCAAAAAGTAGCGGGCATGGAGTAGCCCCGCACTTTAGAATTACCCTTGAGGGCCAAGCTATTTTCCCTGACGGCACGGCATACATAAACCACCAACATGGGGTTACAGAGGACACCGCCGTTATGACTTCAGTTGTGGAGGCTCAAGCAAACGATAGAATTACAATCAGTGCATTCGATACCTCTACTATCGATTCTTCTATAAGTCTATCTTATGGAATGCTATCAGTGCGCCGAATTAACTAAATTCGCTTTTATGATTGAATACATTACAACCAATTGGGGCGAGTTGCTTTTGGCCTTTATGCTTTTTGCTAAAGCTGCCATTAATCTGCTTCCGGATAGTTCAGTAAAACCAAGAATGGTTTTTGGCTGGGTGGATGTCTTGGTGAATTCAATCGTAACAGATAGAAAAAAAAATTAGACCATGGCTATTCTTAACGGCACATTGTGCATTTTAAAATTGGTGGACGGAACAGGCGGAACGCCTACCGAATCTTTGGACCTTCAAACCGAGGGAACTTTGACAATTACACAGGAAGAAATTGAAGTAACCAACAAGCAAAGCGGCGGATTTTCTGCGTTTATTGGTGGAAAGCGCGGCGGCAGCATCAGCTTTAGCGGTTACTTTGACCCAAGCGCAACCGGAGTACAAACCCTGTCCGATTTGGTCGGAAGTTTTGATCTTGCCAGCCCTGGCTTTACGGATCGTTTAGTTTCTTTTACATTTGGAACAGCATCGGCATCGGCGGGCTTTATTGTAACGGGGGAAGCCATTATTGGAAGCCTTGACGTTTCAGCCAATACAGAGGAAACCGTAACCGTGAGCGGTACGTTGACTATGACCGGATCCTACGATATGGACTTCGCTTAATGGAAATCAAAATTCAAGGCAAGGTTTTTACTTTGCGGGCAGACTTGGCGGCCCTGATGTCATTCGAGCAGGAAACAGGCTTGAAATTTGGAGACATTGGAGAGG